CATCGCGTAATGCTGTATCAGCGTCAAGCACGGCTTGTTGTCGGCCTGCCGCTTCGGTGCGCATAGCTCGGTCAGCTGTAATCAAATCGCCAGTTTGTGCAACAGCGGACTCCTGTGTTCTCCTAGCTTCTGCTAGACGCTCTAGCTCTTGCTGAGCAATCTGCCCCTCCATAGTGGTTGCGGCGGCAAGGGAAGCCTGTTGTGCGGCTAATGTTTGATCAGCTATGTCTCCGGCTGTTAAACGGCCTTCTCGTAGTGCAAGTTCTTGGCGTGCTAACTCTTGGTCGGATAACATTCCTTCAATGCCTCTAGCTTCAGCGGCTGTACCTAATGCTAGTTCATTGGCCGCTCTTTGACGAGCTAACTCTTGATCTGAGATTTGTCCCTCAAGCGTAGTTCCTCTAGCTAACCCTAAGCCCCTAGCGTCAAGCGCCTGTTGTTGTTGCCTAAGTCGTTGGTCAGCAATCTGCCCTTCAATACCCATAGCTCCTTCTAGAGCTGCAGCTTCCGCAAATCTACCTTCTTGGATTAATGCTAAGCGCTGTGCATCAATATCACTTTCAACACCACGAGCTTGAGCCGCTGCTTGTGCTTGTGCTGTTAGTGCATCACTGCGTAAGCCTTGACCAGTAAGTCGAGCCTCCTGTAATAAAGCGGCTTCACGACTAGCTATGTCTCCTGCAACTCCACGTTGTGCTCCTAAAGCCCCTAACGCTAAATCAGAGGCTTGTCCTTGTTCGGCTAGTCTCTGAGAAGCCAATTGCTCCTCGATACTCAATCCTGTCTGTAAACCAAGTTGTTGTTGGGCTAGTTGCTGAGATGCTATATCGCCTTCGATTCCCCTAGCACTCGCTAGTGCTTGAGCTTCAGCTAACCGTCCTTGCTCAAGCAAGGCTAATCTCTGTGCGTCAATGTCACCTTCTATGCCACGAGCTCTATCAAATCCACCTGTCTCAAATCCAAGTGCTTGTTGTCTAAGTCTCTCGGCGTCAGTCTCCACATCAGTAGCAAATCCTGAGGCTTGCCTAAATGCAAGATCTTGAGCGGCTCTAGCTTCAGCACGTAGTGCGGCACGGGACTCCTCGCGGTTTAATAATTCAGCAGCTAACTGAGCTTGATCACCAATACGTCCAGTGCGTAGTCCTTGCTGTCGAGCAGCTTGTTCTGCCATACGTCGGCGTTGTGCTGATAATGGCCCTAGTGCATCAGCGGACAGTTGCCTTGCCTGCTGTGCAGAAAGTTGAGCTAGTTCACCAGCAGCTTGTCTAGCAGATGATGGCGTAGCAGCTTGTTGAAACAAGCCTTGACCGCGTTGCATCATATCCATAGCAGCAGCTTGTAACTGTTGCTTTTGTTCCGATGGAGCAGCTTGAGCTTGTGCAAATAGCCCTTGTGCTCGCTCTTGCATAGCACTAGCTTGATTGCGCAACTGTTGTTGCTCAGGAGAAACTTGACCAGCTGATTCAAATAGTTGTGATGCTTGATCTCTTAAATTTTGTATTTCAGGAGTTACTTGCCCTGCTTGAGCAAACATTTGATCTGCCCTATCACTGAGTGATTGAGCTCTAGTTAAAGCTTCTTGTTGCTGAGGAGTAACTTGTCCAGCTCTTTGCCTTAAAGCAGCGGACTCAGTATCGGCTTGTGTAAATAATTGATCTGAACGCGCTTGTAGATTTCTCGCTTCTTGCTGTAGCCGAAGTTTTTCTGCCGATGGTGCTGCCTCAGCTTGTGCAAATAGTTGTTGTGCACGAGCTTGAATCTGCGAGGCTTGGTCTCGTATAGCTTGTTGCTCTGGAGTCACATCTCCGGCTGTAGCCATTAACTGATCAGCTTGACCAAATAAAGCCTGAGATTGTCTTCGTAACTCTTCTTGTTCGGGAGTGACTCGTCCAGAGGCAGCAAACATTTGGTCAGCCCTTGCTGCTAGATCTTGGGCACGATTACGAAGGCCTTGTTGCTCTGGGCTTACAGCGCCAGCACCCTCAAACATAGCATCAGTACGAGCAGCAGCTGTTTGTTGGGCAGCACTAGGAACTCCAGCTGTATCAAATAAACCAGCGGCTTGATCCCGGATTCTTTGTTGCTCAGGGCTAATCGCTCCAGCTGCACCATACATAGTGTCAGCACGTTGAGCTTGCTCAAATGCCATTCTGCCTAACGCTGATCTTTCAGCATTTAATGTCGGATCCAATGCTTGTTGTTGCGCAATGTCAGCTAATTGCCCTAGCTCTCCACGACCTGCGGCTAAGGTTGGGTCAAGTGCCCTAGCTTGAGCAGTAAGCGCCGAACCCATTCCAAGGTCACCGAGTGCCTGAAGGTTTTGAAATTCTTGTGATTGACTAGGATCACGTGCAACTTGAGATGCTTCTACCGCAGCTCTCATATCCTCGCCCGCGAGGAAACCCATTTGTGCACGTCCTGCCACAGAGAATGGATCAGCCGCACGAGCCTCTGCTCCAGCGAGCATACCCTCCTGACGGTCACGAAGACTCTTAAGTCTCTGAAGTTCTTCGTTCTGTGCTGGAGATCTGTCTTCTGCTTGTAATGCTTCTAGCTCCGAAATCCTTGCTTGGGACTGAGCCGCTATGTCTCCCATAGCTTGACGCTCAGCTGTAGGAGCTAGGTCATCAGCCCTAGCACGTGCCTTTGCGGCCATATCTGCGCTTGCATCAGCGAGTGCAGTTGATTGAGGATCCGCCTTGCGAAGTGCCTCTACCAGACCGGGGCCAAGATCTTCTAGGTCAGCAATGTCTCCCGTCCGCTTTGCTGTATCAACACGGTCTTGAAGGGCAGCCATACGGTCAGCTGCTTCATCAGCTAAATCTAATAAACCTGGCTGATCTGGCAACTCGTCCATCTGTTCGATGGATGCATTTACTTCTGCTAGTTCACCTTCAAGCTCAGCAATATTTTCAACCTGAGATCCTTTATTGTAATCCTCAAAGATAGCATCGTAGCGCTCCATATAGGATGCGTACTCAGGATTATCAACCATAGCAGAATCACCTACGGTCTTTCTACTATAAGTGCCTTCTCGTTGTTTTAACTCCTTCTGTGTAATCTTCTCAGGAGGAGGCTCTCCGATAAGGCCACTTATAACCTTCTTAATATCCTCTTCCGATGGTACCTCAGTGCCGTTTTCAAGGGCAATCTTCTTGGCTTCAAGGCCTGATCGTTTCGCCAATGCAGATAAGTACGCCTGGGACTCCTTGGGCTTCATACCCTGGAGCATAGTCTGTGTTCTAGCTAGACTAACTGCGTCAAACTGCGGGCCAAAGATACGTTCAGCATCAAGCTGCTTGCCTACCAATTCTGGATCTGTGATAGCCGTCAAGTAGTCGCGCATTGATTCATTTACGTCAATGCGTTCTGGCTGTTCAATAACTGTTTTGCCTCCGCCTCCCATTATTTATTAAGAAATTTGTCGAATAAGCGATTGGGGAAATCTACCTTTTGTGGGTTAAATTGTCTCAATCTGTATCCAGTAAGTTTTTTGGTTAATACGTTTGGTTCCTTTTGTAAAAGTTTTTCTATTCCGCGCTTAATGTACTTGATGTTATCAGCAAAAAAATAAGCGAGAAGGATGGTATCTCCCTCTGGCTTATCTTCTTCCCAATTGCATATAAAATCCCATCCATCATCGTAATCACAATTATACCACATAAACACTCCTTTTACATTATTGTCTTCATCTTTCTCTACAATGATCGTCTTCTTTGCTATGTGATAAAAAATTATTGTCTGTATTGTCTCCTCCGTTTCGTTTCTAAATACCTTTCCGTTCTCTCTATCAATACAGTATTTCGTTATCTTTTGGACTTCATTTGGGACTCCGTACTTCTCTATATATCCTTGTACAAAGTTAGCGAGCATTACCTTCCTATTGCTATGAAATCATATTCGTGCCCGTTAGTTGTAAAGTGTGCTCTAAACTCAACGGCACTAGATGACTTTGATCGTATAACTAGATCAGCTGTGGGAGAAAGAGATGAATTTTTAAATATTAAGTTAATTGCATAACAGTGATTTGAGAAATTTCCTCCGTGATCTGAAAAGTTTATGGTTTGATTAATGCTACTACCGCTAGTAGTATGAGTCCCAAACTTAACGATAAAGCCATTTGAGAAAGTAATAGTGTTTGTATTGTTATCTATACTTGTGGGATTCATCAAAGAAGTCCCTAGCATAGTTACTACATTTGCCGCTGTTAATTCACTCGGCGCTGCAGATCCACCTGAGATATTGCCGAGCACTCGGTCATCCGCGATGTTTGCTATTTTGGCTAATGTTACATTTGAATCAAGGATCTTAGATGTAACAACTTTGTCCGCCCCAATTGACAACGCTCCCGCCTGCGTCATAGTTACGTCACCGCTTGGTGTTACGCTGTCGTATTGGCCGTCTGTCTGTTTTGATAAAATTGATGTAGTGCTATTTGCGGCTACATCAACTGTGCCTAAGAATGATGTCTTAGCAGCAGTAATACTTCCGTCAACAACGAATAAGTTCTTACCATTACTGTCCGCGTTGATGGTGGTTCCATCCACAGCGTTTGCGTTAAACACAGCGTCATCTACGTGAGCGTTAATGTTAGTTGAAGTTACTTGACTGGTTGCTCCGTAGGTTGTTCCTTTGTTTACTATTCCGGAACCAGATGCTGAAGGTACTGCCATATTAGTCTGCTTTTTCTACTGTTCTAAATGATTCAATACCATCGGTTTTGACTGCCCTTAGTTTAGGCCGACCGATAGTATTATTAATTGTAAATTGTACACCATATGCTCGTGGATTACCCAATCTGCCTCGAATTGATATGTCCTCTCCTTCTGCCAAATTGCTATTATTATTGAATCCATTAAGAGTGCCTACAGAAATAGTTCTGTCAAGGTTTTCTAATTGGGCAGATATGTCAAAATTTGATTGCCGTAATTCAGATGATTCAACGTGCATTTCAAATGATTTCCATTTCTTTCTATCAAGAGTACCAAGTGTGAATTGTCTAGTTGTTGCGGATCCAGCAACGGTTATGACGTTCTCTGAACCGCCGACCTCTAGTACAACTGAGTCATCTCCGGAATCACGAGCTTCAATGCGGTTAATCCCCCCAATATCGTTAGTGGTGTAAACTCCACGATCATCTTCCTCGCCAGCAACAAACATATTTGTTATATGAAAGTTGGCACTGTTGACTGTATCTACTGACTCCCATTGTTGGTTGAGTAAGTTGTATACTAAAATGGCGTTGTTCTGCGATGATGTATCTAACGGCACTGCAAGATAGTACCTATTATCAAAGTAAACCGCTTGCGCTTTATTTGCGTGCAAGGGGTTGATGCGATCAACTGTAGCCTGTATGGATTGGCTTAACGGAATTTCTGTTCCACGCAGCTTGTATTCCTCAATGAAGGTTACCCCATACACACCACTGTCTGAAAGGAACAGTACTTGATTTCCTATTTGCTGAACTGAATGACGGGCGATAAGCCCGATCTCATCGGTTAATAGCTTGTTGGTAGCATCCTTGATTACTGTTGTGTCTCCAACTAGGTGAATGCTATTTCTGTTAAATACCATTAATACATCTTCACTGAATGAGTGCAGTCCTACAATGTGGTCAGACTTACCAGCGTTGAATCGAAATTGATTGAAGATAGGATCATATGTATCACTGTCTAATATATCAGAGAAGATTAATTCATCTTGAATGTTTCTGTAAGTATAAGTATCGGCGCTAGCCGCTACCTTGTTCTTGTATGGAAGAACTAATCTTCTTTGATGGTAATGTCCAAACTCAGCGGCTGGCATATGTGAGTATCCACCTGACACTGATTGCGGTGACATAAATGCTGTATCTGTTTGATTGGTTACATTCTTGCTGTTTATTTTAAATGTAAACTCAGAACTCGATGCTGTTGCTACTTCAAATTCAGTGCCTTGAGTTATCCCGCTTCCTGATCCTGGATCAACGCATTCTACGGTATCTCCTTCACTCAATGTGTTACTTACAGTTGCGGTTGCAATGCCGTTGGTGATAGTAAATCCAGTAGGTGCTAGCAATGTTGGTTGTGTATATGTACCGCTTGCTACCTTGTCGAATGGTGTGGCAAACCCCGCGTCAGTAAGTGTAAGTGTACCTGGGTCAGTTGTTCCTGAGACAGTAAACTTAATAGTAGTATCGGTTACCGCAGTGATCGTGTGAGTCTTGTTGATTAACGTATCATCAATTGTGTTACTAGATATACCCGTGATTGTAACCTTGTCGCTGACTGCTAGGTAGTGGTTGTGGCTTGTGGTGACTGTTAAATCAAGATTATTGGTACCACCCTTAGATACTGCAGTAATCGGGCCAACGGACAATGGATTTTCTAGTGCAACCTCATCACCACGGAATATGAATACTTTGTTGAATGCTTGAATCATATCTACGGTAGAAGATACAGTTTGGGCACTTTCATATCCTATATCATATGCAATTTCGGTTTTTGTATTAACAGCAAACGCTTTTACGTTAGTTGCCATAACGATATAGTGATCAATCTCTGATGAGCTAACATTCGGGTTAGAGAATGGGCAAGCTCCATATAGTTGATTGACAGCAGCGTCATTGATTTCAGGAGGAGTGCCTGAGTCATCTAGATTAAATGGCAATGTTAAGGCTGTAGCCGATATAGCAACGGGTGACAGTAGGGTGTCGATGCCCTTTCGGACTTGCCACTGACCGTTAGTTCCCATACGGCCATTCTGTGAGTCAGCTAGAGTTCCGGGCTGTAATTGATCCGGGCGCAACCGATTGTTGAAGCCACTAAAGCTTCTATCCCCGTCCTCTTGAACGCGGTCATCGAGAGATCCGTATGACGAGTATCGTGGCATTAATTATATTTTACGTCTCTTAAATCCTACAGATCTAGAATCAAAGCGTCTCGGATCCAAAGCCTTGCGCTTGCTTTTGCTTTTACCCTTGAAGGTCTTTGTATCAACTGAGCGAAGCATTGGATTTTTCTTCTGAGTCTGGCGGAATACGTTGGACTTAAAAGGTGACTTGTATGAAGCCGCACTAGGTTTTGTTTTTTTCTTTTTCTCCTCAAGCTTTTTTATTTTCCTATCAATGTTTCTTTTAAATAAAGTAGAACTTTGATTAGTTACACGTTTTTTAAGATCCGCAATCTTATCGTTGATTTCTTTAATTTCTTCCTTGGAATTACTCTTTCGAGATCCGGCCGGAATGGATTCTGTTCCAGGTTTTCTTGCCATAATATTATATTGATTAAATTGTTAGCACTTCCATCTACGTAACGCTAATGCCTTACGAGTTGGTCTGCCCTTTGAGTCCTTCATTGGGCCTTTTACGCCTGACATTCTCGCGCAAAAAGATTTCTTCCGAGCCTTGTCTTTACCTTTTGGGTTTGATTTAGTAACCGGTGGCTTTAGATTAGCACCAGTCTTGCGCTTAAAGTAAGCACGTCCCGCAGCGGTAAGTCCGCCTTTCTTACTCTTGTGTTCCTTTCTCATCTACTCCTCTGTGTTTGTCAGTTATGTGACGCTCCTGAATAAGTATCTTGAGCTTCATATTAAGCCGAATCATATCATTATCCAGTGCTTGTATTTGTTTCTTTAGTTTACTAAGCGATCCTCCGCAATCGCTAAGAGCTGGGTTTACAGTGTTAGTTACCCACTTCCAAATGTGCCAAACAAAAAATCCCAAACCTATCAGTGCGATAAGTGAGAAACCGAATTTGGCTACTACGTCAGCCCAGTGTTGAAATTCATATCCGCTCATTAATCGTCTCTACAATCCTCCTTGCCCTCACTAGCTGCGATTCTAGTAAGATTGGGTTCGCAATTGAATGCACAGGAAAACTGTGTATCAATCTTTATAATGTCATTGTTCATATTGTCTACCTTGTTCTCAAGAGCAATCAATGATGATGAGAGCCCCAGGATACGGTCAGACACTTGCTTGAGTATGAACTTGAGAATAATAAACAGAAACCAACCGACAGCCAAAGCGCTTGTGATTGGTATACCTATTTGCTCTATGAAGTTGAGTATATCTCCTACCATTATTTCTTTTTCTTAAATGATACTCTAGCTGCTGGTGTATTCTTGACTACCGTCTTGCCACTTCTTTTCTTTTTGCGCGCTGTTGCTGCTCGTTGAGACTGAGATAAGCTCTTGGCTTTAGCCATTGGAAGGCAACGGTCCGGTTTCTTTTTGTTCTTAGAAGTTCCGCAAGGCCCTTTAATCTTTCCATCAGTCCCAATCCGCACCCAGTTTTGATCTCTCCATTTTTTAAGCTGTCCCATTATTTCTTGCGTTTAGCTCCCTTGGCGTAGTTTGGATCCTTACAGTACTTGGATGCCGCCATATTGGCATACGCGCTAGGGTAAGTGTCAAATGTACGTTTAGCCCAGGCCTTACCAGCGGGGCAGATCTTTCCTCCTGATTTACCTTTAGCCATTATACTTTTCTCCTAATTGCTCTGAAATCCGCTCCAGTAATCTTATCTTTTGGAGCAACTGCACTTGCTATTTTTTTTTGTTTTGCTGTAAGTTTTTTTTTAGGCTTCATCTTCGTCTGCGTGGTATTCTGCGTCTAGGTATTGGTTGACGCATTTGTGTAGTAAATGCTGGTAAAGGTGTTTGTATTTGCCCTATGTTAGCACGTGCCATTGGCAGTCGGCCCATACCTCTTTGTATTTGTTGAGGAGGCATTTGTTGACGCATATAATCGCTTTGCCGCATACCTTTGCCAAATGTACCCTTAGAAGGATCCATTGATATGGCAGGAGGTCTTTGTCTTGCAGTAGCCATATTAGCTCTAGCAACTCTAGCGAGTTCTGCTTGCATTTGAGCCATAAGTCCATCACGGTTTGGTATAGGACGTTGTGGCACACTTGCCCCACCTAATGGTACTCTTGCCTCACTTAACATTCCTCGTCTACCACGTCCTCTTGGCCCTCCTTGTGGCCCTCCTCTTGGTCCTCCTCTTGGTCCACTAGGTCTTAAATCTCTTAGTGGCTGTGGCCCTCCTCTTGGCCCTCCCCTTGGCCCACTAGGGCCTCTTCTTGTTGGTCTTCGTCCTCTCATATTATTTAATAAATTGTTTACAGATTATACACACAAGTGCAACAAGTCCTATTATAACACCCGCACTCGCTGGTTCTGGTACAGTTGAGTTATAATCAACTCCAAAACGGTAATCAAGCTCGTTCCAGTCATATTTGATTTCTTCGTATTCTACGCCATCCCATTGACTTCTGTCAAGGTAAGGTATGACGTAATACCATTGTAATTCCCATTCGGGTTCTATAATAAGGATTTGATCTTCGTATTCGTGGCTCATCGTTTAAATAAGGAGGTTATGATTGATATGACTTGTTTGAGAAAAGCTATAATCTTTCTCAGGGGGAAAAATATAAGCACTATTGATATTATTCCAATATACGTGAATAACATCGCTAATAAGTCAGTGCCGTAGTTCTGTATTAAGTATTCAAAAAATTTCATTACATTGTGGGTGATACTGATCGGTGAGGCTTTATATCGTCCTCAAAAATTGGTGTCTCGATACGAGGGGGCTTGACAGGCTCAGGTTCTGGGGTAGGCTCAGAGGATGGAGATTGCTCTTCAGATTGTTTTGGTTCTTCTTGTTGCGGCTCTTCTTTGGGTTCGTTACTTTCTTTAGCCTCTTGCTTGGGTTCTTCTTGTTTTGATTCCTCCTTTACCTCAGACTGCTTCTCTGCTTTTTCTTCTTTCGGCTCCTCCGCTGGCTCTGATTTCTCCGGAGCTTGTTCTGATTGTGGTTTCTGCTCTGCTGATGGTTCCGATTCTGATTGTGGTTGCTGCTCAGGAGCGGAAGTCTGGGATGGAGAAGCGTCAGAGGATGATGGTTTGGAGACCGGAATCTCGCCGGTTTGAATCTTTGTCTGTATCTGTTCGGAAACCCCGGAGGCGTAAGTCTGCGCAGCGACATACCGCTCGGCGATAATGAATTGACCCCAGTCATTGATCTCCTCGAAGTCCACAAAGTTATGGACAAACTGAGGCGCTTCAATCCTTTGCTCCACCACATCATTGGCTATCTCTGAGACGAACTGCTCTGTTGTGCTCTGAGCGAGCTCTACTTGCGTTACAGCGGCCGTTGTGACGGCTACACTACCTGCGGGGCCTAACTGCACCAAAGTCTCCACTACGGGCAATTCTTTGGCTTTCTTGAGCAACTGACGTAAGAACGATAGTTTCTCGTCACGGTTCTCTATGCCTTCGAGTGCTTCATCTGCATCAGGGGCATCAGCACTTACCACTGTGCCCTCATTGCCTAACAATGTATTGAGGGCCTTGGTATGTTCTTTTAATATCTTCTTAGCTTCTTGGGGATCCATTATCTCTTACCGCCGGGTGTAAAATAGAAACCTATTATAGCACCTAGGGTAGTGATTGCGACCAATGAGATATGTCCCGTAGTTATGGAAGTGGTGACATCAGTTCCACTGGGGAAAGAGATGAGTCCCCATAGTATGTTCCAGGATTCTTTGTTTTCTGGTGGAGTGAAGGTGATGAGTGTAATGTGTGGGAAGACTGTGCACCAGATGGAGATGACTGCGAAGTTGAGCATCCCAAGAAGAGCAATAAGACGGCGAGTAGCACGAGTAAATAGACTGGTATCTTTATCTGCTTCACCAAATACGGCTTGCTGAAATTCCACGCTCGCGTTAGCGGACGCAAGATCTCTAAGTATTTCTCTTTTAGCTTTGAGTTCATTGGCATCATTTGCTGATTGTACGACACCACCAGCTATCTT